TCCGGTTTTATTGGTAATACTGAATATATTCTCGAAGGCGGCTTTGATGGCTTTGTTAGAATGCAAGAAAGTGGAGATACGTTTGATGGAGAAAATGTTGTAGCAGTTTATAGATCACCTGATTTATCTCTTGGAGATGCAGGTCTTCGTAAATTAATGCAACGAGTAATTCTAAATTATGAAGTAGAAGGAACGGTAGATGCTCAACTAAGAGTTAGATATGATTCTGATGATAAGGATGTTCCGCAACCTTTATTTTATGATATTTCTTCTCCCGGTGGTATAGCAATTTTTGGTAGTTCAGCTACTACATATGGAAATGCTGTATACGATTCAAGTGGAGCGCCTATCTTTAGAAGAGCAATTGAAGGATCGGGATTTCTTGTTGCTATAAGAGTTAACCATGATAGTTCAGATAATCCATTTACTTTACATTCGTATCAATTAGAATTTACTCTTGGAGGACGACGATAATGGGGGCAACCTATACAAGACAAAGCAGTACAGAGATTGTAACTGGTGAAGTAATTAATGCTGCAGATTTTAATAATGAATTTGCACAACTTGTCTCTGCATTCGCTGTGTCTACGGGACATTCGCATGATGGCACTACAGCAGAAGGTGGCCCTGTCACTAAGCTGTTAGGTACGGCTATTACAATTGGGGATGGTACTGCAGGAACAGATATTGCAGTAACCTTTGATGGAGAAACTACTGATGGTTTGCTTACGTGGAAGGAAGATGAAGATCACTTTCTATTTAGTGATGATATAGTAATTGATAGTACGAAAAGATTATATTTTAATGATGAAGGTGGAGAGTATATCTCAGGTGATGGAACAGATATAAACATTGTATCTGGTGCAGATGTTAATATTCCTGCTAATATTGGTCTTACATTTGGAGACGATGGTGAAAAGATTGAAGGAGATGGAACTGATCTTACTATTACGGGCAATAACATTAAGCTTACTGCTACTGCTGACGTTGTAATACCTGCCGACGTAGGTATTACTTTTGGTACTGGTGAAAAGATTGAAGGTAATAGCACAGATTTAACTGTAACTTCTGGTGCTGATATCAATCTTACTGCTACAGCAGATGTTAATATTCCTAGTGGAGTAGGCGTAACCTTTGGTAATGATGGAGAGAAAATAGAAGGCGATGGAACTGATCTTACAATTTCGGGAAATAATATCAATCTCACTGCTACTGCCGATGTCAATATTCCTAGTGGCGTGGGTGTCACTTTTGCTACAACGGAGAAAATTGAGTCGGATGGAACAGACCTTTCAATCACAGTTGGGAGTAGTGGGGACATTAACATCCCGGCGGATATCGGGGTTACTTTCGGAGATGATGGTGAAAAGATTGAAGGTGATGGTACTGACCTTACAATTTCAGGTAACAATATTAATCTTACTGCTACTGCTGATGTGGTTATTCCCGCCGATGTAGGAATTACCTTTGGTTCAGGAGAGAAGATTGAAGGAGATAATACAAATCTAACTGTAACATCTGGTGGAGATGTTATTATAGATGCTGAAGATGATATTATCCTAGATGCTAACGGAGCAGATGTTACCCTAAAGGATGGTGGAACTGTCTTTGGTGCTTTATCTCAATCAGGTGGTGAACTTTTAATTAAGTCTGGTTCCTCTGCAACTACTGCTATGACAATGAGTGGTGCTAATGTAACCTTTGCAGGAACCGTAACAATTGGTAGTGCAGGTATCTCTGAAGCAGAGCTAGAGATATTAGATGGTGCTACGGTTACTACTGCTGAACTTAATATCATAGATGGGGATACATCTGCTACAGGAACTACGATTGTTGCGGCTGATAGGGTTGTATTAAATGATAATGGTACAATGGTACAGGTTGCAGTTTCTGATTTAAATACATTTTTTGGCAGTGCAATGGTCTCTACTGGTGCATTAGATAGTGGTTCTATAACATCTGGCTTTGGCAACATAGATAATGGCGCTTCTAATATTACCTCTGGAGGGTTAGTTAAATTAGATGTAGATGCTGATGCTGATGATCGTACAGGAGATAGTGCTACAGGCAGGCTAACGATTGGTGCAGGTGAAGACCTTAATCTCTATCATGGTGGCACAAATTCTTATATCGTGAACGATACTGGGGACTTGATTTTAGATACTGCAGATGATATAATGTTAGATGCGGCTGGAGGAGATATCTTCTTTGTAGCTGGTGGAACTACTTTTGGTTCAGCTACAAATACTAGCGGTGATTTGATTATTAAATCTGGTACAACTACCGCATTAACATTCAGCGGTGCCAATTTAACTGCTGCTGGAACAATTGGTTCTGGTGCCATTACATCTACTGGTGTAATAACTGGTACTGGATTCACTATTGGTTCAGCGGCTATTCTTGAAGCAGAACTAGAGATACTTGATGGTGCTAATATTACAACTACTGAATTAAACCTACTAGACGGTTCTGCAAAATCTACATCTTCAATTACATTAGCAGATGCTGATGCTTTTATTGTAATTGATGGAACTACTACAAAGCAAATCCCTGCTTCTGATATTAATACATTTACTAGTGGAAATGCCACTGCTTTAGCAATTGCTTTGGGCTGATATAAAGGAAGGATAATATGGCAAACACATTTAAAGTTGTAACTAAAGCAGGAGTGACATCTGCCGATGTAATATATACTGTTGCAGGTAGCACTACTACGGTTGTATTGGGTCTTATACTGGGCAACACAACTAGTAGTTCTATTACATCCACTGTTACTCTTGGAACAGATACTAGTAATAGATCGGGAGCTAATGACGAAGCTAACCAAGCTGTTGAAATATTAACTACTACTCCCATACCGGGAAATAGTTCGTTAGAACTACTGTCGGGAAATAAAATTGTAATGGAGACTACCGATACACTATCGGTTACAGGTAGCGGTGCTACTGATGTAGTATTATCAATTATGGAGATAACATAATGCCATATTTAGGTACCTTCCCAGCGTCTGAACTTGCTAATTTAGACATTAATGGTCAGAAGTTTATTCTTGATGCTGATGCTGATACGTCAATTACAGCGGATACAGATGATACCATCGATATAGAAATTGCTGGTGCAGACGATTTTCAATTTACTGCTAATACTTTTACTGCAAAATCAGGAAGTACTATAGCTGCACAAGCTGTAACTGCTACTACTGGTGTATTCTCAAGTGATGTTACTGGTCTTACTTTAAATGCTACTGGAGATACTGCTGCTAGCGATAATGCTGCAATCGGATATACATCAGCGGAAGGCTTGATATTAACGGGACAAGGTAGTACAGATGATATCACAATCAAGAATGATGCTGATACTACAGTAGTTAATGTAGCTACTGGTTCTTCAGATATAGAGATATCTGCTGGTGATCTTTTATTTGGTACTGCTGGTAAGGGCGTTTGCTTAGGTGTTACAACTAACACTAATTCAAATACTCTCGACGATTATGAAGAGGGCACATTCACGGCTGTTTTTAGAGTTGGTGGTACGAGCGGAACTGATAATGGCGATTCCACAGGACAATATGTAAAAGTTGGTTCTCTCGTTCATGTTAGCGGCAGCATTGGCCTAGACGGCAGCATTGGGGGATCGGGCAATTTATTTATCACAGGATTACCATTTACATGTACAGGTATCACCAGTACCGCATCTTTTCACTTTAATGATAAAATGAATGACGATAACATAGCCTTGGTTGTTGTTGCCGATGCGACAAATTTGGGTTACGTCGCCATGCCGGGGGATACTTCCAGTGGTGCGGCAAATGCAACACAGAGCATAATGGGAGCCAGTAGTGGCAAGGTTGCATATTTTAATGCATCGTATCACGTTGATTTTTAATAGGAGAAAATAATGGCATTAGTTGAACAAAGAGTATTAGATAAAATTGAAATTGTAGGTAAATTTAAGCATGTACAAATTCGTGACGATGATCAAATAATTGACGACCAAACAAATGAAGTAAAAGCTTCTGGTAATTGGCATCGAAGAGTTCTTACTTCAAATGAAGATATTTCATCAGAATCAGCAGAAGTACAGGCGGTCTGTAATGCAGTTTGGACTGATGAAGTTAAAGCTGCATGGAGTGAACGCTCCAAAGAAATTAACGAATTATAGGGAATAGAATATGTCGGTAACAAAAATAACTTACAGGTCTGATACTGCTTCTGGAGATGATGCTAATATTGGCTACACGGCAGCAGAAGGTCTTATCCTAACTGGTCAAGGCAGTACAGACGATATTACGATTAAGAATGATGCTGATACAACTGTAGTAAATGTAGCTACTGGTAGTACAGATATAGAAATATCTGCTGGTGATCTTTTATTTGGTACTGCTGGTAAAGGTGTTTGTTTAGGCGTTACAACTAATACTGATTCAAATACTTTAGATGATTATGAAGAAGGATATCTGAATCCAGTTACACTTGTTGGTTTTAGTTCTGGAAACTATGTAATGACTGATGGAAATGACACACTAGCATATACAAAAATTGGCAGACTAGTACATCTTCAAGGTTTTTTAACAACAGCCTCCGATAATAGCACTAGTGGTCAATTAACAATGAATTTACCTTTTACTTCAGGGAATTTAACGGACACGTCAGATAATCATAAATCGTGGATTCATATGGATAATCATGGTGATGGAGGAATTGAAAACCCCTATTTATCTATAGGGTCTAACGTAGCCGTAGCTTACTTCGCAAATGTTACGGACGCCGGTTCCTCCGAAGCTATTGATGAATCACGGGTTGATGCTGCATTTCGTTGGAATGTCGATTTGACTTATATAGCGGCATAGAAAGGAAAATTAAGATGGCATTAATTGAAAAAACAATCATCGATAAGATTGAAGTTGTTGGCGAGTTCAAGCATGTTCAAGTTAGGCAAGATCGGCAAATCATTGACGATACTAACGATGAGATTAGAAGTAGAGGAAATTACCTTAGGTATGTTCTGTCGCCTGATGATGACATTTCTGGTCATCCGGCTGAAGTACAGGCAATAGCCAATGCTGCTTGGACAGATGAAGTTAAAGCTGCTTTTACTGAACATAAAAATTCAGCACCTAGAGTTTAAGAGGAAATAGAATATGCCATATTTAGGTAAATCACCACAGCATGGAAACTACAGTAAGCTTGATGACTTCTCAGGTGACTTTGATGGTTCTGATGCTACTCATGCAGTAGCTTCTAATAGCATAGCAATTA